AAGAAACGCGATCATTTTGCGCGAGTTCATCCTAAATATCTAAGTTGAACATAGTTAGAAAAGAAAATCTTGCGTAAGTTTTTAGAACTTTATGAAATACCCTTGCCTCATCACCAAAAAAATCAGCGAGCTAACTCCGGCTCGATACAACCCAAGAAAAATTTCCTCTGATGCTCTTGGCCGACTAACAAAATCCTTGAGCGAGCTTGGGAATCTTCAGCCGATCACTTGGAACGCAAAGACAGGGAACATTGTTGGAGGCCACCAGCGGTTAAAGTGCTATTCAGCACTACAAAAAGATGAGGTTGAGGTTTGGGCGGTATGGTTGGATGAGGCACAAGAAAAAGCGGCCAACATCGCTTTGAATAAATTGAGTGGAGAATTTGATTTGCCCCAATTAAAAGATTTGATTGAGGAATTGGACACGGGAGAGATTGACCTGGATGTGATTGGTTTTGGGGCTGATGAGCTTGCCGAATTGATGGAGCAAACGAAACCAGAAGAAGATTCGAGCAAAGAAGGGAGCGGGGAAAAATGCGAGGCTTGCGGCAGACCCCTATGATCCATGATAAGACAAGTCGAGCTAGTGGAAAAATGGGGGCTATCCAAGGCCATGATTTCGGGAATGGTCAAGAAGGGAATGCCCTTGACCTCGGAAAGCGATGCGATGAAATGGAGACTGCAAAACCAGCAATCATCATTCCGCAAAGGCCCACCATTAAGCCAAGAAGAATCACCAGAAAAAGAATCTCAAGATTCCTCTAATGATGACCTATCCGCCCTCAACACGCTTGGTCGGCTCCTTCGGGCGCAACGAATGGAGGTTGCGGCTTTTCGGCTCATGGTCAAAGCCTCAAAGGAAAACAACCCGATTGCCACCAGAGCCGCCATCCACGCTTATCGGGATGCTCAAAGAGTTGTTCGCCAAGCCGAGATAGACCACCATGAAGAACAATCTCACCTTCGACAAACACTTCCGACTGCGGAGGTACAGGAAAAGTATCAGAAGTACCTTGGAGGAATCCGTCAGCTATTGGATGCGATGCCATCAAGCATCTGCGCGAGGGCAAACCCCAGCGACCCGGAATGTGCCAAACAGGCGATTGAAGATGGCGTGAACCAGATTTATATAGCCATCCAAAAGGCAGAAGGGGCTTTCGCATGAAAATAGTTAAATTTAGATTCAATGAAGAAGAATATAAGATATGGGTTTATAAATTTGATTGGGAATGGCATGAGGACAATATTCCAGTTAATGAATCTGTAAGACTTGAAAAGGCCGCAGAGGAATATGCCCAAGAAGCCGGAATGGTAAGATTGGCATGAATGAGTGCTTTATGGTTATTCTGGGCGGCTTTTGCATTTTATTTATTATTCTTTCTTTGACCGAATGAAACGCTACCCACTCAAACGCAAAACCCCCCTCAATCGAGGCGGACGGCTTCGGCCAGTTTCCAAGAAGCGAGCCAAGCAAAACAAGGAATATTCGATTTATAGGAACCTGTATTTGAACAACCACCCGACTTGCGAGCGATGCGGGAGCAAGGCAACCCAGATTCACCATAAGCGAGGCAGATTCCAAGACCGCCTAAACGAGATGGAATTTTTTATGAGCGTTTGCCACTCTTGCCATGAGTGGATTCATCGCAACCCCCTAGAGGCTTACGCAAAGGGCTATTTGCTTTTGAGATGAAAAATGCACGATCAATTTCTACAAGATATTTTTGTTCCAAGAAAAAGGCTCTCCATATCGGAGTGGGCTGAACAGAATTTAGTCCTCTCGCCGAGGGTGACGAACATCCCCGGCCCCTATTCAACCAGCCTCACGCCCTACTGCCGAGAACCCCTAGAAGCCTTCGGGGATGACAATATAAGGCGAATCGTTTTGGTTTGGGGGGCGCAGACCTCCAAGACAACCACGATCCTTGCCGGACTTTCTTATAGGCTTGCAGAGCGGCCTTGCCCTGCTCTTTGGGTGATGCCTAGCGAAGCCCTAGCCCGATCCTTTAGTGAAACCCGCTGGCTCCCGATGATTGATGACTGCCCCGCCCTGGCCAAAGAAAAGCCAGAGAATACCGATAAAATCAAAATCCTAGAGCAACACTTTAAGAAGATGAGCCTTTGGTTTGTGGGATCGAATAGCCCAGCCAATCTTTCAAGCCGATCCGTTGCGCTTCTTATGCTCGATGAGGTGGACAAGTTTTCCGATGGCTCCTCCTCGAAAGAAGCCGGAGCCTTGCAGTTGGCCGAGGCCAGGGTTGCGACCTATCCCCAGCATCTAGTCGTTGCAACCAGCACCCCTACAACCGCCGACTCAATTATCTGGAACGAATGGCAAAAGGGGGACATGAGATTTTATTTCGTTCCCTGCCCCTCTTGCGGCCATAAACAAAAACTGATTTGGGGGCAAGTAAAGTGGGCGGAGGATGCCAAGATTGAGGAGGGAGTTTATGATTTTGTTAAAGTTAGGAACTCTGCCTATTACGAATGCGAGAACTGCAAAGCCCAGATTCGGGATGGCCAGAAAACCAAGATGCTTCGGGAAGGGGAATGGATGGCAACTAACCCAAAAGGCGAGCCAGGACGGCGATCCTATCATCTCAACGGCCTATATGCTCCTTGGGTTACTTTCGGCTCCTTGGCGGTCAAGTTCCTTCAAGACAAATACAATGGGATTCTAGGCTTACAGGATTTTGTAAACAGGGTATTGGCCGAGCCTTGGATGGAACACGAAAAAGAAAACCTAGAAATCAAGGTTGGGGATTATCGGATGGGCGAAGTTCGGATGGGCGAGAAGCTAATCATGGCTTGCGACATACAGGAGGCAGGGGGCTTCCACGCTTGGTCAATCGTCAGGGCTTGGGATAGCGAGGGTAAATCTAGACTTGTTTGGGCTGGAAGGCTTGAGACTTGGGGGGACATTCAAGCCAAGGCCGAGGAGTTTAAGGTAGAAGCCAAATGCGTTTTCTGCGATTCGGGCGATCAGACCCGCGATGTTTATTTGCATTGTTGCAAGAACGGATGGATTGCCCTTGTTGGCTCAGACAAAACCAGCTTCTCGGAGATTGTTGGGGAGATGAAGGTTCAGAGGCCATACGCCAGAATTGCCAACGGCGATCCCTTTAGTGGAAAGGCCACGGGGTCTAGGGCTGGGTGGAAGTGGAAGCTCTGCCCTGTTTGGAGATGGTCGAACCCAGCCATCAAAGACATCCTGGCCAACCTAATCAAAACTGATGGCTTTATCGCCCAAGATACCCCGCTTGTATGGCATGAGCATATTGGATCAGAGGCAAAGATTAAGGTTAAGAATCCAATGACGGGAAGGGAGCGGTATGTGTGGAAGCAAGTTGGAAAGAACAATCACTTGCTGGATGCCGAGTGCATGGGGCTTGTGGGGGCGGCCCTACATGGAAGGCTCAAGGTTACGCCAGCCGATTTGGCGGAAAATCTTGAAGAATAGCCTTTGACACAAAGGATGCTTTTATGGCTAGTGGTTCGTTCGTAGGTTTGCCGCTTGCCACCCTAAATTCACTTCGGGACAAGTATATTTCTTGCCTAGAGGCGATTGCGGTGGCTGGAGTTTCCTATTCAATAGGGGGACGCTCCTTTAGCCGAGCCAACCTGACCGAAGTTCGCAACACACTTGAAGAGCTTACCTATGCGATCAAGATTGCGGATGGCACTAGGACGCTGACAACCTACGCCAAGTTCGGCCCGTGAAAAAAGTTGAACTGAATCTGATTGATAAGGCCGTTGCCTTCATCAATCCCCAAAGGGCGGTTGAGCGTCTTATTGCCAGAAAAAAACTGACCAAGTTTGAATATGATGCGGTAAAATACACACGGGAACGCAAGGGGCCGAGTTCCCTTTCTGGGGCTGAAGATTATCGCTCCAACTATGATCGGGTAGAACTGATGAAGAGGGCGCGGGACTTGGCCGAGAATGTCGGCCTAGTTCGCTCGCTCCTTCTTAAATTTGCTGGCCATGTCGCAGGCTCAATCAGCTACCAAGCAAGAACCCTAAACCCGCAAATCAATTCAGAGATTGAAGCCTATTGGGCGGAATGGTGGGACAAGTGCGACATCAGCGGACGGCACACAGGCTCAACCCTTATGCAAGTTGCTGTCATGTCCATGCTTCGGGATGGGGACTTCCTTTTCCTTTTGGCGAGGGACAACGACAACAACCTAAAACTTCAAGGCATCGAGGCCGATAGGTTGGGCGATCCCTACAAAACCTATACCAGCCTTGAGCTAATCGGCGGGATTCATATTGACCGCAACACGGGCGCACCCACAGCCTATGATGTTTTCAATCGTAGTATCGGGGATTTTTACACCTACCAAGCGACCATCCCCTCAAGCCAAGCCTTCCACCTTTTCGACCCACTCCGCATTGACCAATATAGGGGAATCTCGGCATTCCACACCGCCATCAATGACGCAACGGACATCCACGAACTGACCGGGTTTGAGAAGATGAGCGCGAAGGTTGCAAGCACCCAAAGCGCAATCGTGAAGCGCAACAATAATAATGCTTCGGATTTGTCCACCCTTTCAACAGATGAGGATTTCAACGGCAACCAAATCAAGATTGAATCCATTGAGTCTGGGAAAATTTCATATCTTGAGCCAGGGGAGGATATTGTTTTCCCCAATGGCCCAAGCCGTCCCTCTGGGGCTTTCATGGAGTTTCACAAAGTTCTCATGCGGAATATCTGCCTCGGTCTAGGAATTCCATATTCCTTTGCGGTTGATCCCTCGCAGATGTCCGGCCCGACTGCCCGCCTTGAGATGCAACAGGCGGGGCGCACCTTCCGCCGCTATCAGAATCTTTTGAATGACAAGGTTCTTCGGCCAGTTAAGAATATTGTCCTTGCCGATGCCGTTGCCCGTGGGCTTATCAGCGGGAGCGAGGGAGGCAAGACAACCAAGGGCATCTTCAATTTCGGGGCCAATGTATCCATTGATTTGGGGCGGGAATCTGCCTCCGCCATCGCAGAATTTAAGACAGGCTTGCGGACGGCTTCTGATATTTATGCAGAGCGTGGCCTAGATTTTGAAAGTAGCTTAAGGCAAAAGGCACAGGAAGCGGCCCTAATCAAAAGCCTTGCAAATGAATACGATATTCCCGCCGTGGCAATCTCAGATATTGTTGAAAGCCTTGTCTATGCCCAGCAAGCGGCGCAGAGGTCGGGACAAACCCAAGAGGGCGCAGGTGGCCAGCCTCAAGTTGTGTCGGATATTTCCCTCAACGGAGCGCAGGTGGCAAGCCTCATCAACATCATCAATGCGGTGGCCGCTGGTGCGCTTTCCAAGGAGGGTGCGGTTTCGGTCATCACAGCGGCCTTCCCCACGGTTTCAAGAGAACAGGCGGTTTCCATTGTCGGGGGCATTCAAGAAGGCAACATCATCCCAACGACCAAAGAGGAGCGCATTGCTTCGGCAACCCAGCAACCCGCCCAAGAGGTAAAGGCCGAAACCATAGAGGATAAAAAAAAAGAAGTTTTTCAAAAACTGACCGCTGATGATGTAAAAATGCTCATCGCCGGAATGATGGGCGGGATTGAGTTGGGCAAATACGATGGAATTGATTTTACGCCCCCAGAAGGAGCAAGAGAGGCCGCAAAGAGGGCTTTAGATGTAAGGGAAAGCAAGCCAGCCAGTCAGAGGGGAATGACCCCCGTGGGCATCGCTAGGGCTAGGGATTTGATTAACGGGGTAAAGTTCTCGCCCGATACCGTCCGCAGAATGAAAGCCTTCTTTGATCGGCATGAGGTTGATAAAAAGGGCGCGACTTGGGATGAGCAAGGCAAGGGATGGCAAGCGTGGAATGGTTGGGGAGGTGACGCTGGTTATGCTTGGGCAAGGAAAGTGGTTCGCCAAATGAACTCAAGGGATGAGGAAACTAATTTTGTGGCTGGCCGTGACTGCGGACAGGATGACGAAGGAACTTTTGGCCCAGATAATAAATGTGCTGTTGGCTATGGGAGGCCGCCTCTAAGTGGCGGATATACGCCGAAAAGGCCCGGAGGGAAATTCCCCAAGGATTATGTAAGGCCAACACCTCAAACAAAAGAAAAAAAACCAGCGGAATCAAAACCCCTTCCGCCACCTCCGCCACCCACAGGCGGCGCAAAACCAACAGCAGAAAAGCAGACGAAAAAATCTATTTTCCCAAACGCAACAAAAGATTACGACAGCAATGAGGTGGCATCGCTATCCTCAGCCATTAGCGGAAATGAAAAAAGGCTGGAGTCGTTAAGACAAAACATTATTAAAAAAACAGAAGATGAACAAAAAGAACTAGACTCTGCACAAGAAAAACATCAAACTATAAAACAAAATATAAAAGATTCTCAACTCAAACTTTCAAGCCTAATATCGGCCAGAAGCCAGTACGATATTGAAAAAGATAGAGACAAATATATTGAAAATAAAAACCTTATGGAAAGGGAGTACGCAAAGCTAGAATCCTTAAGGAAAGAATCAGAAATACAGCAAAAACAAGTTAATGAGGTAAAGCTAAAAATTAGAAAGGCGGGTCTTGAAGAAATAAAAAAAGATATGCTTGAAGTAAACAAGCAAGATGGTTTTTCTTCTGAACAATTAAACAAGGCCACGGAAGAGCTTAAGCAAAAACAACAATCTGCAATAGCGGAAGACAAGAAGTCAATAAGAGAAAGTAAGGATGCATTTGCTACGCAAGAGAGAGAAAGGGCGCAAGAGAGGTTAAGAGAAATTTTCAATCCCCATATACATTCCGAATCACTATCAAAACCAGTTGAATATGTAACAACATCTAGGGCATACTCTAAGGGCGAAACAATAGAGTTTGTTGATGGGTCTAGGTCTGGCAGTCTTAGGGGAATATCAATAAATAAAAAAACGAATCTTAAAACAATATTACATGAATATGGACATCAGATTGAGGACGGCAACCCAGAGGTTCATGATTTATGCACAGACTTCTTGAGGAAAAGAACTGGCGGCGAAAAGGCGGTAAGCTTTCAAAAAACCTTTAGGGGGTACGGCTACGGAAGAGATGAAGAGGGATCGCCGGATGATTTTGAAAAATCTTTTAAGGCCGTTTTTCCAGAAGTGGACGCAAGACGATACGCTCATTATGCTGGCAAAAAATATAAAGAAAAACCCTTTGGGGCTAGCTCAAAATACCTTGCAAGCACAGAGGTTTATTCAATGGGACTAGAGCTATTACACGAAAACCCTGCCAAATTTGCTAAAACTGATCCCGAATGGTTTAATCTTGTATCTGGAATTGCTACTGGCAGGCTTCTAAAGAAAACAAGGGGCGTTAAATAGGGAATATGCTATGATTAAAATTTTAGTCTCTTTATTTGGGGAGAAAATATCAATAGCCATAGAGGATGGCGAAATTTCGATAAAATCAAAAAACAAAGATATTGTGGAGCTAATAAAATTTATATATTCCAAACTTCTGGAATCATACGGCCCATCTGATGGCTCTTTCGGTGGCGCAATAGCGCAAGAATTGGTTGCAATAGGCGCAAAAATTATAGAGGTTAAAGAGCCTCCCGTTGAGGAGGGCAGGGTTTATTAGAAACCAATTGGGGCTTTGACATAAAGAAAAAATCATGCCCCTACCCACCCCTAGAGGAGACGAATCCGAACAAGACTTTGTAAGTCGCTTCATGGGCAACGAACAAGCCATTAGCGATTTTCCCGATGAATCCCAAAGGGCGGCGGTGGCATATCGCACTTACCGCGATGAGGATGAGGAAATGGAGGAGCTAGAACTTCCTGGGGTTTCGATTTTAGAGGAGGGCGAGGCCAAGGGGCATGACTTGTTCGTGGACAAGAAAAGCCTAGAGAAAGCCCTAGATATCATGAAGGGGGCGCGTAATGGGGTGAAGGTCAAGATGAACCACGGAAGCGGATTGGATGCGGTGGTTGGCTTCGCTCGCAACCCAAGAATCGAAGGAAACAGGCTGATTGCCGACCTCCGACTTCTCCGCAACTCTCCCCATTACGGCCTCATCAAAGAGATGGCATCGGAAGCCCCCGATCAATTTGGCGTATCTCTGGCCTTTGTGAATGAAAGCGAAACGATTGATGGCAAGGATTATATCCGCCCCCAGAGCATCGCCTCCGCCGACCTAGTTTCCAGCCCTGCGGCAACCAATGGGCTTTTTGAGGAGATGGTTAAGTTTATGCAAAAATTCGGCTACATGGCCGGAGGAAAGCCCATTCCAATTGATCTGCCAGAAGCAGTTGAAGAAGGGGCAAATTTGACAAAGGAGAAAAAAGCAATGGAAAACAGCGATTACAAGAAAGATATGGACGAAATTAAGGTTCGTCTCGCCGCCTTGGAAGAGGCGATGAAACCCAAAGAAGAGGAAAAGAAAGAGGAAGTCAAGGCCGAGGAAGCCCCCAAAATCGTCATCGAAAAAGAAGATGAGGAGAAAGAGGATTCCACGGAAGAGATGAGCGAACTGGTCAAGAAAGTTCTTACTGAGTTCGGCATCAAGCCCGTCCCCGCTTCCCCCGTGACCGAAGAGGCTCCCGCAAAGAAAGAGGAGCCTAAGAATTTTGAAGCTCTGGTGGCGGCTCACCCCGACTATGGAACTTCAAAGCTCAAGGCCATGAAGGCCGTGATGCTTTCCAACCCCAAGGAATACGGCGAGGCTCTTGCCCGTGGTATTTCCAAACTCTAAACCAAGGATAAAATAGAATGAGTACCAATATTGACGGAAATTTTCGGACATTCAGCACTTCGTCCGCTATCTCGGCGTTTCGCCTTGTTCAGCCCTCCACCGTGACGGCTGGCGGGGTTGATGTGGCCGTGACCGGAGCGACCAAAGCCATCGGAGCCACGATTGATGATGTGGCGGCCAATGGCTATGTGACGGTGAAGCTGTTCCACCCCACCTTCTTCGCAACCGTGTCCGGCACGGCGGCGGTTGGTGATGTTGTGAAATTTGATTCGGCTGGTCAAGTGACCACGCTGGCGGCCAATCTTGTGACCGCTGGCATCGCCCTTGAGGCGGCCACGGCGACTTCGGCGGTGATCGAGATTGCCGTTCCGATGTTCTAAGGATTAACCCAAACAAAGAAAGAATAAGAAAATGAGTTATATCTCTGGTGGCACAACGATTCGGGGAGACATCAATCAGGCTCTGGTTGAAGCCCCCAATGGCGATACTGGTCTGATCGGGGCTGAAATCTTCCCCCTTCTGCCCGTCCCCGCCAAAAGCGGTCAGTACCTCAAGGTTCAGTTGGCACAGGCCGACCTCCTCAACAATGATTCCAAGGCTCGCGATATTGGCTCCGGCTACGCCCGTGCCATCCGCGCCTTCGGGACTGATACCTACGACACCGTTGAGTTCGGCCTGGAAGAGCTAATCGACGACAGCTTCCAATCTGATGCAGACAGGTTTTTTGATCTTTCTGCCTCCTCGGCTCGCTTCCTCCTCCGCCAAATCAAACTTGGCCATGAGAAGCGTGTGCAAGACATTATCAATGCCAGCACGACCCCCTTCACCACCGCCGATCAGTCCGCCATCTCCGCTTATACCAATGCGAATCTGGCGAACATTGATGTGGCTGGCGATGTGGCCAATGCCCGTACCGAACTGAACAAGCTCGGTTATGAGGCCAATACGGTCATCATGTCGGCCCCCGTGTTCGAGCGTATCCGCCGGACGACCAAGCTCCAGAATCAGTTTTTCGGCGTTATCTCCGATACTGGTTCCCGCTTGCTGTCCGAACAGGAAATTGCGGCGGCTCTGGGAGTCCAGAAGGTTCTCGTTGGCCGTGCGGCGATCAACTCCGCTAACAAGAACAAAGCCTACTCCGGTGGGTTCGTGTTCTCCAACAGCTATATCACCGTTGCCAATGTTCAGAGCGGTCAGTTCACCGCTGGCGGTATCGGACGCACCCTTGTTTGGTCGGCCGATGCTCCGGGCGGCTTCGTTAGCGAAAGCTATCGTGATGAAGCTCGGCGTTCCAATGTTCTCCGTGTTCGCATGAACACCGCTGAGAAATTGATCGACGCTAATGCTGGTGTGCGTATTACCACCAGCTTCGCCTAAACAATAGATTGTGTGTTCCTCGAAAGGGGGGTTAGGATGAAAGTCCTAGCCCCCTTTTCTTTTCTATGAATTGACACAAGCCCCACCTTAAATCCTATATGCGAAATCCTCTGTCTGTCTACCTTATTTGCGGCCCCAATGAAGCCGAGTATCTCCAAAGAGTTCTTAAAAGTTTCAAACCCGTTGCGAAGGAGTTTGTTGTTTGCCTTGCTGGGGGGTCAGCTTCGACAACCGAGGAGGAACGGGTTGCCATGGATGCAGGGGCTAAGGTTGTTTATTACAAAAATCAAAGAGAAGATTGGCCTCATATAGACGATTTTGCCACGGCTAGGAATACAGCCCTAGAAGCCTGCTCCGAAAAGTGGGCGATGTGGGTGGATGCTGATGATGAGATGCAACCATGGGCAGAGGGCATTATTGATGAAGCCATAACGCAAGCCGAGGAAAGGGGGGCGCAACTTATAGCTTTTCGCTACAATGTGGCCAATGCTGGTTTGATTCCCCTTCGGGAAATGGTTTCCCTAAAAGGCAAGTGCAAATGGAAAAATAGGGTTCACGAAATGTTGGTTGCCGAGGATCAGTCAAAAATCTTTGGCGTGGACAAGGTGATTAGGGTTCACAATCCCAAGGGCTACAAAAAGACTTCCGCCGACAGAAACTTTACCATCCTAAAGGATGTTTTGGAGCCAACTGCAAACGCCCTTTATTATACGCAACAAGAACATTTTCTAACCGCAAATTGGGCTGAGTGTTTAAAATACGGCAAATTGGCAACCCAGTTCCAAGACCTAGAGGATACGCTTCGTTATGATGTGCTTTGCAACATGGGCAGATGCGCCCCGACAACCGATGAGAAATTAAGATATTTGGGCGAGGCCGTTGCCTGCCAGCCAGACCGAAGGGAAGCCCATTATTGGTTGGCCGTTGAATATTCCGCCCACGGGAAATGGCAAAAGGTTTGGGGTTCGATTCGTTCTGCCATGAGCCTGCCAAGACCCACCGCCCATTATTGGAACTTGGTCGAGTCAATTTATTCATGGCAAGCGATGGATTTGTATGAGACGGCTTGCGTCTGCGTTGGCAAAAAGGAAGAGGCTGAAAAGATAAGGAAAGCAAGGCCAGCCCCCAAGATAAGCATTATTCACGCCACCAAGGGCAGGCCGCAGATTGCTTGGCAAAGAAGGCATCAATGGCTAACGCTTGCCCAAAAGCCCTTGGAGGTTGAATGGATTTTTGTAGTGGATCACGATGACCCCCAAGACTACACCCCCCACCAAGCCATCAGAGCCAATCCCGGCGGGATCGTGAACGCTTGGAACCATGGGGCAAAACAGGCCAAGGGCGATATCGTTATTCAAATGAGCGACGATTGGAGTCCATGTCGCCATTGGGATGCCCTAATTTCAACCGCTATTGGGGCTACAAACGAGCCTAAAGTCTTGGCAATATCTGATGGGCTACGAACCGACAAACTGCTCTGTATGGCCATTTTAACGCAAAAGAGGCTGGAACAGCAGGGCGGGTTTATGTTTGCCCCAGAGTACCAAGAGAGTGATGGCATCTATTCCGACAACGAATTTACCGAAAGGGCTTATGCTGAAGGAGTTGTGATTGAGGCCAAACATATTCAGTTCAAACACGAAAATCCTTTATTTACAAACGGAAAGCCGGATGATTTGATTAAGAACCACAACAAGCCGGAGTTTTACGAAAAGGGCAAAACCATCTATGAAAAGCGCAAGGCCGCAAATTGGAAATATTAAGTTTGGCAAGGCCACGCCCGATAAGACCAAATATATGAAATGGAATATTGAGTATGACAAAAAGGCAGAAAGTCTTTTGTTTCAATCTGGAATGGTGTTGCTTAAAAAAGACAAGCCAGCCGTGATTGAATACGCCATCAAAAAAGCCTTGGAGTATTATGCAAGAAATCACGCTCGCTGACCCATTCGGCCAAGCCCTTGCCAAATACAGCACGGGGCTTGAGTGCGGGGTTGAGGTTGGGGGAGGAACCGGAGACGGCTCCACCCAATGTATCAAGACAAAAGAGCTTTTCAGTTTTGAGGTTCATCCAGATAGAATTGGCCGACATGGAATGAATCTCTCCATGAGGCAAGGTGGAACCGCCATTCATCAGCTTTCAAGCAATCCGATTGAATGGATGAGCGAGGACAAGGTTAGGGATTTTTACCAGACAAAACCAACAAATTTAAACGCATATCCTTTTAATCAAATTCTTGGCTGGCTTAAGGATGATCTTGCAACCGCATCCAAATACAAGTGGGGAACCGCCTATCTTGCGTATCAGCCGGATTTCTTGCTTCTTGATGGCGGGGCTTTTTCCGGAGAGGCAGATATGAAGGAATGGTTTCCCCGCCTTAAACACGGCGGCGTTATCGCATTGGATGATGTGAATGATATCAAGAACCACGCCAACTACCATTGGCTAAAGAGTTGCGGTTATGATTGCCTTTGGGAAGATTTGAGATGGAGGAATGGCTCGGCCATTTTTAAGAAGTGATTAGGGGAACCATTCATTCGGAAAATCCCACGGAACATTGGGAGTTTCTTGATTGCAGGGGCAAGGTCATTCTCGATCTTGGATGCGGATTTTGGACGGACTCGGAGCGCAAAACTGGCAACGGCACGGCCAAATACTTTATCACCCAAGACCCAATCAAATATATCGGGGTTGATTGCAATGGAGCGGATATTGCCAGACTTTCAAAAGAATTTCCGCAGGGCGTTTTCATTGAAAAGCCGATCCGATGCACCGAGGATATTCTTGGAATCCTTTACGAATACAAACCAACCATTGTGAAGTGCGATATTGAGGGAATGGAGGATGCACTATTCGGGCTTTCAACAAGCGAGGGGATTTTGGAAATAGGGATTGAGACGCACCATAACCGTGAAAAACCCTGCATTGATTGGCTTAATAAGGTCAGCCTTACTCCATGGAAAATTGATTCAGCTTCCTTCTGTCCAGAAATAAGCGTGATCTACGGCAAATGCTAACCATCTTCACAATCGTTTTGAATGGGTCGCCTTACATACAACAAAAGTTGGAAGCGTACCAAAAACTTCAAATTCCTTGGCGGTGGCGCATTGTTGAAGGTGTTTCAAATCCGAGGAACTGCACCCGCTGGTGCAAACAAGTTCCAGACAAATGGCATAAGGATTATGTTTCGATTGATGGAACCCATGAATACCTAAAGAATCTTCATCATCCCAAGGTTTCGGTTCAATGGAGAAACAAGCCTTGGGATGGAAAAATTGAGATGGTCAATAAAGCCCTAGAGGGCGTGGATTGTGGAGTTGTGATGGAGCAAGATGCCGATGAGTTCTGGACACCAGAGCAAATGACCCGCCTTTATGAATTGATGAAAGACAGGCTGGCCGGAACGGTTGCCCAATTCCATTGCAATTATTACATAGGGAAAAAGATTGTGGTTAGCCGAAGCGGGCTTGGTTCCTATCCTTATGAGTGGTATCGGGCTTGGAAGTGGGGCGAAGGAATCCAATTTATCAGCCATGAACCACCGCAACTAAACCACCAGACAAGCAGAATCCCCCGTGGAATCACCGAGGAATTTGGTCTTGTGTTCGACCATTTTGCATATTGCACAAAAGAGAATGTTGCATTTAAGGAAGATTTTTACGGGTACGCTGGCCTCTTAAAATCTTGGGAGGAACTACAAAAGACCCACGGGCCAGTTCGTCTAAATAGGTTCTTTAATCATATTCAAGACCGAAGCGTGGTAGATGATGTCGCTTAAAACCATCAAATATTCCCAAAGGCTAGGCGACATTCTCCGCTGTCTGCCAGCCGCCAAGTTCCTTGCCGAGCAAGGGCATGAAGTCTTTTTTGATTGCCAAGCCCAATATCAAGGAGTTTTTGAAATGACTTCCTATGTAAAGGCAGGGCATAACCAAGGGGAAATTCTCGATCTTGAAATATGGCCGGATAAGTATGAGGCTTACAGAAAAAGCAAAAAGCCGTGGCATGATTTTGTGTATAGTCATCCAGAAATTAGAGGCGCAAAAAGGACAGAGATTGTATTGGATTTACTAGATGAACAGCCGCCTATTGGGCTTAATGGGAATTATCATTTGATAGCCCCTTTTGGTATTTCTCAAATTCATAAACATAACCCATTGGATATTATTCAGATGGCGGCAAAGGAACTTGGCAAGGATAACATCACGGTTCTTTGCCCGCCGGAAGTCAGAATTGAGGGGCTTAAAACCTACACCGCCCCAACAATCGAGCAGTTGGCCAAGGCGGTTCGTGGGGCTGATGAGTTTTGGGCTATCAACTCATCCCCGATCATCCTTGCCTCTGCGGTAAGGCATGGGAAGGAAAGCAAGTTTTGGGGACAACAAGGAGAAGCAGAGGTTGATAATGTTTTCTGGTTTGAGGGGCTTTTTAGAATGGATTGACATAGGGGTTTGGTTTGATGGGCGGGGCTATTTCCACTTCTTATTTTGGTACTGACCTTCACTATATGATAAGTGATTTATGGGTTAGCGTGACTGGGCTTGCCACGAATCCCGTGTCGGGGGCGGCAACCGACCTTGCGACTGCCTCCGATCTGGATGTGGGCGGTGAAATTTTAAGGCTCACTAAAAGCATTACGGTTTGTGCCTCCATGGTTTCTGCCCCCGCCATCGGATCGCTTTGCACCATGGATGGGAATGAGTACATGGTTGCCCAATTCAGCACCTCAACGGATGGCCTTTCTTATACCCTAGACTTGGCCGATCCCACAACCTAATGGCCTCAATCGAAAGGGAGGTTGAGAGGGGGCTTCTCAATGCAGTCTCCGGCGTAACTGGCGTAAATCCCTACACAAGCGAAAGGGAAAGCCCAAGGCTTCTGCCCAGCCTAGTTGCACAGGCAAGAATAGGGGATGAGCTTCTTGGCCCCTTTACGGGCGTTTTTAGCGTTCCAGCCACCCTAACCTACACGGCAAGGGCAGATGGAAACACCCGCTCCGCTTTTGATTCAAAATTTCAAAGCATTATGGCCGAGCTTTACCGTGATCCAGACTTGCCAACCTATCTGACCAACTGCACAAGTGCCACCTTTTATCTAGCAAGAGTCACAAACGAAAGCCCTCAAATCATCGCAACCAACAGAACTTGGGCAAAGACGATAACCTTAGACATCAATGTAACTGCCAAGAAATGAGCCAATCCATTCAATATCTTGTCGAGGATGCCGTTGCGGGGCTTCTTGGGGGAATCTCCGGCCTTCATGTATATACGACCAACCGAACGGGCAAGAGGCTCTTTCCTTATGTTACTGTTTCCGCATCCATAAACCAGCAAGTCTTGGGAAATTACACGGGAGTTTATGATCTTTCGGTTGCCGTGAACTATTCTGATACTGCGGTCAAGGCAACCCAAGAGGAATTTGATGCCGAGTATTGTTCCATTTTCGAGGCTTTTTATTCTGAAACACCGACCTTAAAGGACAAACTTGAGAATGAGATTGTTTCCGGCACAATCTATATGGCCAGAATTTCAATT